AACGTCCAGCTAACCCACTGCTCCGTAGCTGACGTGAAGGTGGCCGGGTCTTCGGTGGCCGACGCCGCCATGGTTAGTTGGCGGGCCGCGCTGTTGGTAGACGATCCCTGCGTCGCCCCTGCCTGCGACAGCAGCGGGGTATAGTTGGTGGGGGCGACGGTGGCCACGACCGCAGCATCGCCGTGCCGGGATGCGATCAGGCTCATGTCTTGGCTGGCACCGGAGTTATTGGTGATCAATGGCGGGTTGGAGTTAGTGCTGCTGCCTTGCGCGGAGGTGGCGGTGATCATCCCGATGGCTTTGCCTGCCGCTGCTTTGAAGGCGTACATATTCAGCGAGTATTGCTCGCCAGCGGTGCTGTTGATGGTGATGCCGGGGAAGGCCGACGCGGCATAGGCGGCGGTGGTTTCGCGCACGAAGATCGCCCCGGTTACGGCGTTGGTTGCGTCCGATGCCTGATTGATCTTGGCCCAGCCCTGCGTCTCGGTCACGGTCGGGTTGCCGTCTATCGAAACCAGCGCGATCCACAGCACTTTCTCGCCTGCGGCGATGACGGTGTTGAGCGAGGTGAAGGTGATCGTGGCCGGTGTCCACGCGGTGGCGTTGCTGCCTCCATCGACGGCGATGCCTCGGCGGACGAGAGTGAGGAAGGCCACCTAGTTCCTCTGGACCTTGAGAACCAGCGTGCAGCGCTGCATGGTGGCCACGCTGTCCACGTTGATCCTGAAGATGTCATCCGCCGCGACCGTGCTGATCCACGTCGGCACTGAAGCTGCTGTATTTTTGAGCGCTCCACTGATGGTCGGCTTGGCTGCTGCGGTGATGGTATCCGCCACGAGGGGCGGGTAGTTGGCGTAGGTGTCCTTCCAGATGTCCACCACGATGGACCCGGACTGGTCGCCGAGCAGGGTCCAGCCGACGATGGTGCCGGAGAACGGGATTTGGATGTCGCCCTTGATGCCGGTCGTGATCGGCGCTCCGGCGCCGTCGATGATGAATTGCATCCCGATGACGCCGCTTGGCCCGGCTGGTCCGGGGATGCCTTGGATGCCGGGATCGCCTTGCGGGCCGACCAGCGAAGTCGGCGCTCCCCAAGCGCCCGCCGCCTTGGGTCCGTAAATATCATCGCCCGCCGTATCTATGTAAAAATCGCCGTCCGCCCCGACGCCGCCGCTTGGCGGAGCGGCCCCGTTCAGAACCGTCTTGCCATTGGTTCCATTGGTTCCGGGTGTGCCGGGTGTGCCGGGTGTTCCCGTGTCGCCCGTGTCGCCTTTGACGCCCGCAGCGCCGCCATAGGGGACGATCAGGATGGCAGCGAGATTGTCGAACACGCCGGTCAGCGTGGTGCCTGAAACGGTGTAATCGGTGGTGGCTTTCTGGGCGACACCGTTGACGAACACCAGCACGGTGTTGGCGGCATAGCCAGTGGGGATGGTGATGTTCTGCGTGGCCCCGGTGCCGACGGCTTCGACCCGGAAGCTGTCCATCGCACCGCCGCCCGCGCCCAGCGTTTCGATCTTGTCCCACAGCGCGTTCTTGGTCGGCACTTCCATGCTGCCGTTCCAGCCGGTGCCATAGACCTCGTCGGGGACGATGATGTCGCCGGTAAACTCGGCAGCACCGTCGATATAGATGTTGGTGGATAACCCGCTGAAAGGTAAAATCTGAAACTCGTTGGCCCAGACGGTAATGTCGCCAACGCCGTTAGAAATAATGTCGGCGTTGGTGGCCCCGACGCTGTCCGTGAAGTGTATCCTGCCACCGCCGCCCGCCTTGAAAAAGGTCAGGTCGCCAGTCATCGTGTCGCCCGTCTTGGACACCTTGAGCGGGTCGCTCGCGCCACTCCCTGTTCCAAACGGGCCGACTGTCGCGCCATTGACCCTGCCGTAGAAGCCAGCGGTGGTTGACCACAGATCGCCATTGACGGGCGATGTTGGTGCGGTGCCGTGGGGTATGCTGACACCGGCTCTGGCGGCGGCGCTGGCCTCGGTGATGAGCTTGCCGGAGGTGGTGATCCCGCCGACGCCAGCGGACGTAAGCTGGAGCGTGCCATAGGAGAAGACGGAGAAGTTGCCGTTGTAGCCTTGGATTTCGCCTTGGATGATGTCGAGGTCGTAGAACGTGATCTTCGGGTTTTCGCCGTTCAGTTCAATGTCCTGCACGAAGATGTCGGCGGTGACGGTCAACTCGTCGGAGATGTCGCAGATGCCGGTGATGCTGACGTTGCCGGTGACGCCCTGATTGCCGGTAAAACTGTTGCCACCCGCCAGATTGGCCTTGAGCGCGAGGCCAGCGGCCAACTCCGCATCGGTGGCCATCGCGGCCATCTCACTGTCATCGACCTTCGCGTCGAGCGCGGCCTGAAGGCCGGTCGTGTCGGCGATGACATGGGTGTGAACCAGAGGCGCCTTGCCGTTCAGCGCGGTCTGGAGGTCGGTCTGGGCGGAGAGCGTCCCGGTGATCGCGCCCCATGCGGCAGTGTTGCTGGCTGAAATCTCGGTGTAGGCCGAGCCGGTCCAGCGGTAGGTCTTGCCGGTGTCGAGGGCGACGTAGATTTTGCCCACTTCGCCAGTTGCCGGGAACGCCGCGAGATTGGCGAATTCCAACACGTCATCAACGTAGCTGGGCAACTGGGACGCAGGCACCTTGCTGCCACTATCGAGCGTGGCCACGCCATTGGCCGCGCCCTTCTGGCATCCGTCGCGTAGGCCCCAAGCTCGCTGTCATCGACCTTGCTGTCCAAGGCCCCTTGCAGACCCGTAACGTCGGCAATGACGTGGGTGTGGGAGACGTTGGCCTTGGTGGCCAAGCCCGCCGTCAACTCGGCATCGGTAGCGTAGCCAGCGAGATCGCTGGTCGAGGCCAGCGTCTGGATTTTATCGTAAACCGCGTTCTTGGTCGGCGCTTCCAGTTTGCCGTTCCACGCTGCTGCGTAAACTTCGTCGGCAAGGGTGATGGTGCCGGTGGCCACGATATTGCCGGTGACGCTCTGGTTGCCGGTGAAGGTGTTGCCGCCGCTGAGCTTGGCCTTGGCGTTGAGGGCGTTCTGGAGATCGGTTTGGGCGCTTAGCGTTCCTGTGATCGCGCCCCACGCTATGGTAGTAGTCCCGCCCCCGGTGAAATATGGCAGGGTGTTCCACGCGGTGGTGCCGTCACCATATTTGATCTTGCCGGTGTCATCCTCGTAGCCGGGTTCGGCGAGGGCAAGGATCGGGTTGGAGGCGGTCCAGTCAGCCGCAACATCGCGGCGCAGGCGGATCAGGGCATTACCGGACATATCAGGCGCTCCCACCATCGACGGCGATATAGGGGACGCCCGAGTTGTAGGCGTCACCCCCGTCTATTTCCAGCGTAGTGCCGCCGCCGCCACCGCCGCCGCCACTGCCACCCGCTTCTGCCAAGGCCACGACCTTGTTCAATTTGGGGACGCGAACCGTCTCGGGTTCTTGGTGGCGAAAGACGATAGTGTCTGGCACGGACTTTCTCCTACATCCCACCTCCGGGTCGCATTTCCCTCGGCAAGAATTCTTGCACCACGTCGCTCATGCCTTCCAATGGCGTGAACGTCAGCATGATCATACCCTTGGTTGTGGCCGTCCGCATCAGCGCTTCGCCGTAGACATCGAGGGGCGGCTCCTCGTCGAACCAGATCAGGTGGCGAGCGGTGCCTTCGAAGCTGCCCCGGCCCTGCTGGTAGGACTTGAGGCCAAGCTCAGAGACGCCGCCGCTCTTGTGACGGACCTTGATCGTGTCCACCAAGTCCGCCACGCCTGCTTTCCAGCTTAGCTGGCCTTGATCCATGCCGAGCAGGTGGAACGGGATGAGGCCGGTGCCGTCCACCAGTTTGCGCTGGCCACTGAACGTGATGTTGCCGAGCAATTCGACTTGGATGATGTCGCGGGTGGTCTCGTTGGTCTTGCCCGCTGCCCACGCCTTGATCGGCCCGTGAAAGACGCGGCCTTCCCACCACGGTGGGTAGTTGCCGGTGAGGTGGCAGGTGGCCTCGTAACTTCCGGCGACGGTTTTGCCGACCCGGTTGCCCGCCATGAAGCAGCGCTCGCGGTACATCGCGCCGACCCGGAAAAACTCAAGATGCTTGGAATAGCCGGTTCGCGCCAGCGGCCCGTAGTCGGGGAACAGGGCATTAAATTTGCCGAATTTCTCGGCGTCTTCGAGCGCTCGTAGCTGCTGGAGAAATGGCTCGACTTGGTCGTCCGGCAATGCTGCAACGAACGCTTCCACCCCCACTTTCTCGATCATTTCCAGTGGGGGGATATTGCTCACGGCAGCGGCACCTTTGGTAGCGGCCTCCAATGGGTCGGCTTGGGGTCAGGCCCTGCGTAATTCTTGCAGTGCCATTGGCCATCCTTACCGAGATGCGCGACGATTGGCCACCAGATGTAGTGGTCGTACAAAAGGACGACCTCGTTCTCGGGACAGGTCCCGATATGCTCCCACCCGCGCAGCCGCCGCAGCCGCTCCTTTTCCCGCATTACCTTCTCGCGCTGTTCCTGCGCCGCCCGCAGCCGCCGCTCGCGGTAATCCTCGTCGGACGCATAGCGTTCGCGCCGCCGCTGGTTGGTGGACATTCACCCCGCCCTTTTTTTCAAATCCTGCAAGATGTCGAGTTTGCGCTCACAATCGGCGATGGCGTGAAGCAACGGGTTTTCCTCAGCCGCCTCCATCGCCGACCAATCGCTGACCTTGACCGCGAATTTTTCACCGGCCTCGATGGCCATGACCACGATGCCCTCGCGCTCGAAGGTGAAGGTGATGCACTTGGTGGACTGCTCGGCCCGGTCGATGGCTTCGATGAGCCACTTGGTTGGGAAATGGCCAGCCTTATGCTCGGTGGGAACAGGCACAGCCTCGACCACCATCTCGCCGAATTGGTATGGCGGCCACTCCCCCTCCAGCCACTTGCCCTTCCTGTCCTCTTCATCGAAGACGGCGATCTTGGCCATCCAGTGGCCAGCATCGGAGAGATCGCCGCGTTCTATCGCCCCCCGGTAGAGATCGTAGAGGTACTCGCGCTCGGCCTCTCTGGCCGACTTGGTTGGCTCAACCTTTGGCCGTTCGCCAGAGTAGTAG